GGGATATGAATTCTTTAGAAAAATATTTACCTAAAGGTATTGATGTTCTTGATTTTAAAAATGCCATTAATTATTCAAATAAAGAGGAATTACATGAAGCAGTACCCCCTGAATTTGAACAAGATGATTATCAAGATTATATTTTAATTCAAAGAGATAAAATAGAAAAAGCAGCTGCTTATTTTAATTTACCCATTCCTGATATGGAATATGCTTTTAATGTTGGTAATCCTGTTGTATTAGGTGATAATGTTTGGTCTATATTGCAAAATACAAATTCATATAATATTGAAACTTTAGAACAAGCTATTAGATATGCTCATGGTAAAGGGATTAAAGTAAAACCTTATATTGAGGCAATAAAAATGGGTAAAGAAATGCCCTTACCTTTAGTGTTATGTTATGGTCAAGATAAATATTGGTTAATTAGTGGGGAGATAATATTATCATTATATCGTGCTTTAAAAGTAATCCCTACTGTATTACAGGGTACTTTGAATCTTCAAGAATCTAAATCAAATACAAACAAACAACATGATAAAAAATCTACCATTAATGAAAATATTATTTCAGATAAAAATAAATATATTCATATGTTAAATAAATTAACAAATGAATGTTGTGGAGAATTAAAAATAGAAATACCTAAGATTACTATAATAAATAATCCGAAATATACTGAAACTAATAAAAGCTATGGGGGTTACTTCCCCAAAAGTAATGAAATAAAATTAGTAATATATGGAAGATTGTTAAAAGATTCAATGGTTACTTTATGTCATGAACTTTATCATGCCAAACAAAATTCTGAAGAGAGATTAACTCTAAATGCTGGTGAAGATGGAGATGTTTTTGAGAATGAGTCTAATTCATATGCTGGTAAATACATGCGTATGTTTGGAAGAAATAATCCTGAAATTTATTTTATGAAATATAAATAACATTCATTATAAAATATAATGATAAAACTAATCTCCCTTTTAAAAGAAAAATCATCAAAAATGAAGTATGAAATATATTGTGATTTAGATTCAGTATTAGTAGATTTTGAACGTGGTTATGAAGAATTAACAGGGAAAAATATTAAAGGGAATAATGTTAAAGGTGATAAGAATTTCTGGCAACCAATAACGGATAAGGGTGTTGACTTTTGGAAAAATTTACATTGGATGCCTGATGGGAAACAATTATGGAATTATATTAAAAAGTATAAACCAAATATACTATCAGCCCCTTCAAGAGACAAATCATCAAAAATAGGAAAACAAATGTGGGTGGAAATCAACATTCCTGGATTTAATTTAATATTAACCCCCGCAAATCTTAAACAAGAATATGCTTCTCCTAATTCTGTATTAATAGATGATAGAGCAGATAATATACAAAGATGGAAAGATGCTGGTGGTATAGGAATTCTCCATTCATCATCAGAAGATACAATCAAACAATTAGAGAAATTAGGAATATAATAAAGTTATGTCTGAATCAAAATTAATAAAGGATTTTAAAACCAAAGATGTTTCCCGAATGAGGAACATTATTACTAAAGATTATAATGCAAAAACAGGAGTACAAATAGGATATGTTAAAAAATATATTGAACATAATGAAGGTGATGTTTGGGAAGAAAATAATAAAAATTGGACTATTAAAAGTGGTATTAAACAAACTATATCTAAATTAGATGAAATTAAAAAAATCCTCCAATTACCTTTAATATGTCCTAATTGTAAAAAATCAATAAAAGATTTTGATTTAAATAGAAAAATGTATTTCATGCATAAAATGTGTTTTAATTGTGTTATTGAATTTGAATCTAATTTAAAAATTCAAGGTAAATATAAAGAATATGAACAAAACATCATCCAAAAAGGTGTTATTATTTACATTAAAGAATTAGAAGATTTAATGCTGGAATTAGCCTTAAACAATAATAGTGAATCTTTCATTACTGAAGCAGGAGATATTGAAAAATGGTCAGGGGGTAATATTGATAAAAATTCAAATATAGAAGAAATATCTGGATATATCAAATACCTTAAGGAAATTCATAATCTATAATATTTATGATTAGTATTTACTTTTAGAAATAATTTATAATATATTATATGGAGTTTTTTCCAATACCCCTTATTACTGCTTTTATTACCGGAATAATAGGGCCTATTTTAATAATCCTACTAAGCAATAAAATCAACAAATATAAAGAAAATAAAAAAGATACTCTTGTAGAAACTATTAATAATAGTAATTTAATTTATAATAGATTAGATGAAATTAAAAATTATACTAAAGCTGATAGAATATTTATTTCACAATTCCATAATGGTGGAAATTTTTATCCAACAGGTAAATCAATTCAGAAATTTAGTATTATATATGAATTAGTATCTCCTGATATTTCATCCATACAATCTTCATTTTCTAATATTCCTGTAAGTTTATTCAGTCAATCAATTAATCAATTACTTAAGGAAAATAATATTATTATTCCCGATTATAAAGATTCAAAAATATGTACTTATGGTTTAAAATATATAGGTGAGGGAAACAATTGTAAAAGTACTTATTTATTTTCTATAAGAAATTTAGAGGGTAGATTTATTGCTATACTAGGTTTAGACTATGTTAAATCTAAGAAAAACTTAGATATTTCTATTATAAATGATTTATTAATAGAAGCTGCATCTATAGGAGGAGCTTTAAATACATTTCTACAAAAATGATAAAACTATTAGATCTCCTTATAGAACAAGAATCGATTCTTATTTCAAGGCGTTCCCCTGAGGAACGTCAAAAAAACTATTTAATTGCAACACAGAAAAAAATTCAACAATATATAAAGGATGGAGGTAAAGGTGATCTTTATTTAAAAGGTACCCCAATAACCTCATTACCACAAGGATTAAATGTTGAAGGTAATCTTAATTTACAGAGTACCCCAATAACCTCATTACCACAAGATTTAAAGGTTGGAGGTTATCTTGATTTAGAAAATACCCCAATCACCTCATTACCACAAGGATTAACTGTTGGAGGTAATCTTTATTTATTTAATACCCCAATCACCTCATTACCACAAGGATTAAAGGTTAGAGGTAATCTTAATTTATCTGATATTCCAATAACCTCATTACCACAAGGATTAACTGTTGGAGGTAATCTTAATTTAGAAAATACCCCAATCACCTCATTACCACAAGGATTAACTGTTGGAGGTGGTCTTGATTTATATAATACCAAAATAACCTCATTACCACAAGGATTAACTGTTGGAGGTAATCTTGGTTTAACTAGTACCCTAATAACATCATTACCACAAGATTTAAAGGTTGGAGGTGATCTTTATTTAGGAAATACACCTATAACATCATTACCACAAGGATTAAAGGTTAGAGGTAATCTTAATTTATATACTACCCCAATCACCTCATTACCACAAGGATTAACTGTTGGAGGTTATCTTGATTTAGAAAATACCCCAATCACCTCATTACCACAAGGATTAACTGTTGGAGGTGATCTTAATTTACAGGGTACCCCAATAACCTCATTACCACAAGGATTAACTGTTGGAGGTGAGCTTTATTTACAAAATACCTCATTATCAAAAAACAACACTATAGAACAAATTAAAACAATGGTTCCTGGTGTTAAAGGTAACATATTTATATAATGATAAAATATAAAAAACAATTTATATCAAATATTTTAAAATTAAAATAAAAAATGATTACACCAGAAACAATAAAAGATATTTTCAATAAATTTATTATTAAAATTGATCAAGGTGATAGAATATATCTTCAAACCCAATTCAATAATGCTGAAAATTATAAATCCCAAATTAAAATATTAAATCAATTAAAAGATTATTTAAAATATAAATAAAAACAATGGCTAAAGCAAAAACCCAAACAATAAAAACTTTTCAAAAACATTCAAAAGTACGCAGAAAAGGTATACATACAAAAACAAAATCATCCAAATTAAAACACTCAACCAACTATATTAAATTAAGTAGGGGACAAGGGTAATAGAATATCTTTTATCAAGAAATAAGAAAAAATAAATATTTATACACATAAACAAAAATTATTAATTATGAAAATCAACGAAATAAAACAAATTATTCAACAAGTAATTTCTGAGGCTAAAGAGAAAAAATCAGAATTACCTAAAAGTGGTGGAAAATTAGTACATCTTAAAAAAGAATTAGCAGGTTTGAAAAAAATGCAAGAATCTGTAAGTCAACTTACAATGAATGAGGGAGGTGAAGAATCATTAATAGCTGAATATTCTCATATGCAAAAATATATGAATGAGTATTCAAAAATTAAAGATGCATCATCAAAACTATCAGAAACATTAGGAAATCAAATTAGCATAGTTGAAGAAAAAATCAAATCTGAAACCCAAAAAATTAAAGAATTGATGGGTATGATTGAACCTGCTGCTAAAAAAGAAGGTAAAAAACCAATTAAAAAAGAAGAAGAAAAAGTAGAAGCAGAACCTGCTAAAAAAGAAAATTAAAACTAATAATGATTAAATTAATTGATATTCTTTTTGAACGAGGATTATATTCTAAAGAGGAAAAAATCGTTAAAATTAATTTAGAAGAAACATTCGATGTTTGTGAAAACAAGATTGAGGAATTTCTATATGAATTAGCTCAACTTCAACAAGATAATAACTTAAATGAAGCTAAATATCAGGGACGTACAGTAACTCTTAATAAACCAATGCAAGGTGATATTAAGAAATTTAAAGTATATGTTAAAAATGATAAAGGTAAAATTATTAAAGTAAATTTTGGATTTGGTGGTAAATCAGCTAAAGGTAAAAGAATGCATATTAAAGTAAATAATCCAAAACGTAGAAGTGCTTATAGAAAAAGACACAATTGCAAAAACCCAGGACCTAAATGGAAAGCAAATTATTGGTCTTGTAAAGCTTGGTAAATATGAAAAAATTATTATTAGAAAAATATATTAGAGTTGCCGTTCAAAAAGCATTAAAAGAACAAGAAGAACAACAACGTAAATCAGATAAGTCGATGTATTTAGTATATCGATTTCCTGGTTTGAAAAAGATATTAGAAGAACTTATGTCCCCTTCATTTGGACGGTATATTTCTCATATAGAAATTGTTTCCCCCAAACCAACAACCTTTAAAATTGATTTAATAAATTCACAAATGTTTTATATTTACTATTTAGGTAAAGATGAATTCATGGTCAAAATATCAGGTAGAAAATATTATACACTTAACCTAGGTGAACTAGAAAGAGCATCAGATGCCATTACCTCCCTTTTAGAACTTAATTATGCTCCTACAGAGGTTAAAAATGAAGTGAAGGATAAAGATAAAGAATTAGGAGATGATTTAATTAATGTTAAAGTTCCTGCTAAAGAAGAAATTCCTGAAAAAGAAATATAATGATTACTTTAGATAAAATATTATTAGAATGGTCTTATAGATGTTATGATGGAGTTGTTAATATCAATGATCCTAAAAAAGTTAATATACTTAATGAAATATTAAATGAATTAGGTATTGATGATGCTGAAGAAATTACCGAAGTGAATTTATCCCCTACTCAGTTAGAAAAACCATTCTCTAAACAATCAGAATTTAATGGGCAATATCAAGATAGAGGTGAAAAATTTTTAGAAAAAATATTACAGGGAGAAGAATTTGAATTAATTGATGGATCTAAAATTAAAATAGATATAAAATCATCCTCCGATGCTATAGAATTATTAAAGAATAAAAAATATAAATCTTTAGGTGGTGGAAATCAAATATTAGTTGATATTGAGGGGAATAAACATAGTTTATCACACTTTAAAAAAACTAATGAATTTGGTAGTGGTAAAGGAAGTGGAGGAGGATCATTAAATACATCAATTCAAGAATCAACTCAATGCGTTATTAATGCTATTGCTTATAAAATTAAATCAGGTTCTATTAGTAAGGAAGATATAACAGATAAAAATATTGAGGATGCTGTTAAATTTGTTGATGTAACGTCATCAATAGAAGAAATGAAGTCATTTTTACAAAATGAATCATGGATCCCTACTTTTATAAATACTGCAAATGCTTTGCTTTCTTCCTACCCTAATTCAAATTTTGAATTTCATAGAGGATCTAAATTTGTAAATAATATTTACAATTCATATAAAACAGCATCAAAGAAACAAGAAATATTAATGCAACCAGATAAATGGAATCCTGCTGATATTTGGTTAGTTGATACATCCATAAAAGGGATTAATTTTCCCATTAAATTAGATGAATTAAATAATACTATTATAGATTTATTATCCAGTGGAAAATTAATTGGTGTATCCTTAAAGAAAATAAGTGGTACTCCTGAATTATCATTATATAATATATCTAAAGAAGATGTTGAAGGATACACATTTGAAGAAGTAATATCATCAAATAAAAGTAAAGAAGCTAGAATAAAATATAATGATGGTGTAGTTGCTTTTAGAACATTTAATTTTACAACTAATTTTGCTGGAGAAATTCAAGGCAAAACAGCATCTCACGGTAAAGTAGGGATGGGTGCTATAAATGATGCTTTAAAATTAAATAATTTACCTCCATTACCATCAACACAAGAAACTAAATCATCTTTTGAATCAAATAATCCTGAAAATATAATTAAGGATTTTATGGATATTTATAATAAAATTGTAGAACCCATATCGGATGAAGAATTTATTAATTTATTTAATTCAAAGGACATGGATTGGAAAGTTTCTAAATATTTATCAATTAAATTAGGAGATATTGTTAAAACAAACATTGCCAAACAAGATGAATTTATATCCGATTTAATTAGATATGCTTCTTCATCAACAAAAATAAGTTCTGCCTTTTTAAAGGTGTCATAATTTTTTTATTATATTTATAACCATGGATAATAACTACAACTCGTCAGATAAAATATCAATAGATATTCCTTTGTTTATTCGATTATTAGAATATGCTGCTAGAGAGGATGCTAAAACAGATATGGATTTACATAAAGTAGCAGAAAATGCAATATCATTAAGTACATCTGGTCAAACATTAACTATGGGTGATTATAATGATATTATAAAAATAAATGAATTACAAGAACGATTACAATATATGGCTGGTATTATTAAATAATTATATAACATATAGAATAGATTTATAGCCTATTCGCCTCATTAGAGGAATAATGATTAGGATCTGTAGCCCTTGCTTAAATAGTAGGGGTTACATTTGTTCTGTCACAATAAAATTAATATATTAAAATATGTTAGTGTTAATGTTTGATTTAAATGGAAATATAAATAAATAATGTGAAATATACAAAGAAAATTGTAATTATAGGAAGTGGAGTTTCAGGTATTAGTGCTGCTTTAAAATTAGTTGATAATAATTACCCAGGTGAATTAATCACTATAATTGATAAAGGAAAAGATCCATATAATCGTAAACCTGAAGAAGTAATGATAGGTTTCGCAGGAGCTGGAGGCTTCTCTGATGGTAAATTAACCTACCACACATCTATAGGTGGTCAATTATCAAAATATTGTGGTGAAGAAAAAGCATATGAATTAATGGATCAATCTATTGAAATGTGGAAACGTTTCCATCCTTATCCTTCTAAAATAATGTACTCAAACCCAGTTGAAGAACCCGATTTTATTAAACCTTACTTTGGTCTTCGTTTATTCCCTGTATATCACATAGGTACTGATTTTCTGCATGTAATTGCTAAAAAGTGGTATCAATATTTAATAGAAAAAAATGTCCAATTTCATTGGGAAACTAAAGTAACTGATATATTATTTCATATTCATACTGTATATTTACATGACGGTCATAGTATTGAATATGATAAATTGATATTTGCTGTTGGAAAGAGTGGTATTGATTTCTCCCAACAACTATCCAATCAATATGAATTACCAGATGAACCTAAGTCAGTACAAATTGGAGTACGTTTTGAAGCACCACAAAAATATTTCCAAAAATTAATCGATATTAGTTATGATTTTAAATTATATCAGAAATTTGATAACGTATCTCTTCGTAGCTTTTGTACTAATAATAACGCTGCCTTTGTTGCTGTTGAAGAAACTTATGGAGATATTAGCTACAATGGTCATGCGAAGAAGGGGGTAGAATTCAGGAACGATATAACTAATTTTGGTATATTGATGGAAATTAAAGGTATTGAAGATCCATTTAAATGGTCACGTAATATAATTAGTCAATGTCAAATAGATGGAAAAGGATTATATTATTCGCCATCTCGTAAACCTTCTTTTACATCTGAAGGAAAAATAATATTATGTCATCAAATAGACTCATTAAATATATTTAAAGAATCATATGGGAAATATGCTCAATATATTATAAACTTTATTGATGATATGAAAAAGATATTTCCTGAAATGGAAGATGATTGGGGTATATATATTGGAGAAGTAAAATATCTATCCCCAGAACCATTAGTGAATTACACTAATCTATCTCTAACCAAATATTCAGATGTTCATTTTGTAGGTGATGCTTTAAGTGCTCGTGGTATAACTGTGAGTGGTGCTCATGGGATATATGTTGCTGAGTATATTCTTCAAGATGCTGGTATATTTATTTAAAATAATACCATAATATATTAAAAATCAATTAAATAAAATATGTCAAAACTAAAAGAAAAGAAAACCCTAATCGAACCATCTATAATATATAAGTCACCTAATGGTACTATCCGTTATGTTAAATATAATCAATTACATAATTTTGATGGACCTGCCTTAATACCTGAAGGTAATACAAGGAAAGCAGAATATTTTATTTTCGGTATTCCTTACACTAGGAAACAATTTGATGAAATCAAAAAACACAATAATGGTTTACCTTGGTTCAAACAAGTATCTATTAAAAAGGGAGGTATGTAGAGCTTAATCAAAATTCATTCATTATATTCACGTATAATAAATAAAGGTTATGGTAATAGAACGTAGGGGAAGACCCAAATTAGAAATAACTGAATGTCCAAGGCAATTTAAACGCATATATGAACATGAAGATGAAACTATAATATGGACCTTTGATTTAGATATAACCGATAGAGGTCCTATTAGTGTAGAAATTAAATATAGAAATGGATCTGATACTCAAAAATATTGGAATGCAAAACGTAAAGCTGCAAAAGATGAACGTCGTATTGATCGCGATAGACGTAAAATAGAATCACATAAACCTAGTAAGAAAATTAAACCTAAAAAGAAATAATATGAGAATAGGATTATGCGGAACTGTATCCATAGGTAAAACCACATTAATTAAAGCACTATCAGAACTCCCTGAATTTAAAGATTATTTTGTTTCTACAGAACGTTCAAAATACCTACGAGATTTAGGTATTCCATTAAACACAGATTCATCCGTTAGAGGTCAATTCATATTCATGGCTGAAAGAGCCCAAGAACTAATACATGATAATTTATTAACTGATCGTACTATATGGGATGTATGTGCTTTTACAATGAGTGCTAAATCAATTAAATGGAGAGGTAAACAATTATTGATAGAAGCAGCTACTACATTAATGCCTTATTATGATATTGTATTCTATATATCACCAGAAGGACTTGAGATTGAAGATAATGGTGTTAGGGAAACTGATCCTAAATATAGGGATCAAATTGATTTTGCTATTAAAGGATTATTAAATGAATTTAAACCAACTAAATTGGTTGAGATTAAAGGCACTACAGAAGAACGTATTTTCGAAATTATGAAATATTTATAATCATGGCTTCATTACGTACTTTAGTTAATGAAATATTAAATAATATTATTCTTAATGAGATTGGGGAAGCATCTATAGAACCCATTAAATATAATAAAATTAATAATTTTAAATATTCATTTGGTTTTCCATTCAATAATGAAAACATTAACGTTAAAGTTGAATTTGAACTTATAGAAGATACAATTAGCAAACACTATTATTTTCATAAAGTACCTAATTATAAAAATAAAGAATTTTATAATGTAGCTTTTACTATTAATGGGGAAGAATATCAAGCAATAAAATCAGATTTAAAAACAATATTAAAAATAATGTCAACATTATCATATATTGTTAAAGAATTTATATCAAATAATAATCCCGATGGTTTATATATAGAGGCTAATAATAAAGATTTAAATCTCTTAACGGGGAAACAACAAAAGTCATATTTATATCAAGCATATTTAGATAAACAAATCAAAACCTTAACCAACTACAATTTATATACCATCAGAGATGGTTTTAATGTAATTAAAAAATGAAAAAATTAGAAAAATTAATTAAAGAAGCTATTTTAGAAGTATTAAATGAAGATGCATCTACTGATAGAAATGTAAAAAATAAAGCTATTGAATTACTTAAAGCAAAAGAACAAGCATTAGCTAAGGAAAAACAAACCCTTCAAAGAGGTACAGTAACATTAGAAGGTGATATGAATGAGATGGCTCGTATTCCCATCCTTTATAAGATTGCAGATTTATCTAAATTAGATAGTTTAGGCGATAAAGTAAAAAATTCAAAAGGAGTTCAAGGTATTATTTCATATTTACAAGATAAAGGACAGTCTCCTGTTGCTACAATAGCTAAAGATCAATTCGATCGTCCTCAACAAGCAATAAATCCTATAATAGTAGCATTAACTCAAGCAGGTGTATTAGATACAGTAAGTGGATCAGGTATAGCTGCTTCTCGCATTGATAAAGGTGGTAAAATCGCTCCCCCAACAACAAAACAAATAATTGATCCTGAAGATTTTTTTATAGGTGATGGGGAGAAATTTAATACATCTACAAATGATCCAAGTGAAGAAGAAATTGCAGCTTCATTTGCTGCTGCTAGAAATGCAGGTGGTGATGATGATTTTACTACATTACTTCCTAAAGATGCTTCTAAAATAAAGTCTTCTATTTCTGATGAAGAATATGATAAATTAATGAAATTTTTAAATGCTAAAGAACGTTTAAGAAATATTGATAGTGCTTTAAGACAAAATAGAAAAATCTCTAGGAGTGGAGATGATATGATTTCTAAAGATAGAGGTGAAGAAGATAAATTAAAAATTAAAAAGGATGAATTAGAAAAACGTATTGCTGATTTATTTGCTTCTAGCCCCTATTTACAACGTCGTAAAGCACCTGAAGATAAGAATCAAAGATAATGAAAAAATATATTATAGGTCAAATAATAATTATTATAATAATATTAATTATTGTTATAATATATTACTTTAAATCTCCATCTATTCCTGAAAATATTGAAAAATATAAAAAAATAATAGATTCAACACAATGTAGTATTGATTCATTAAAAATTGAACTAAAAGAATCAGATAGATTAATAGAATCGATGGGGGGTGAATTAATAAACTTAAAAAATCAAAATGATTTATTAAAAGAAGATATTAAATCTATAAAACAAAATGCAAAAAATAAAGTTGATATGGTTGATAAGTTTAATAATACTGAGCTCCAACACTTTTTCACAGACCGGTACAAATAATAAAGATAGTGTAGTAATATTACCTACCAGAATTGCAAGACAAGTTGTTAAAGATTTAGTAGCATATGATGGTGTTAAATTAGAACTAATCAAAACTCAATTATTAGTTGTAAATTTGGAAAATCAATTATTAATCCAATCTTCCATAATTCAACAATATGAAATTAAAGATGGTCATTGGAAACAAATGACTAATGATTATGATTTACAATCAACAGCATATAAAAATATGACTAATACTTTGCAAAAAGATTTAAGAAAGGCTAAAGTGAAAGGATTTTATACTAAATTAGGGTTTACTATTGGTTTAACAGCATTAACATATTTATATATAACTAAATAACATTCTCTTCTCCCGAGGATACAGTGCAATCTCGAAGACCCGCATAAATGCGGGTTTTCCCTTTCTATTATATATTTATATACAATAATAATTGTAACAATATATGGCAGAACAACAAGCAAATATAAAAAATATCATCCTCCAAGAATATATTAAATGTAGTAAAGATCCTATTCATTTTTTCAAAAAATATTGTTATATCCAACATCCCATCAAAGGTAGAATATTATTCCATCTATATCCATTCCAAGAAAATGTATTAGATGATTTCCGTAATCATCGTTTCAATATAATAAATAAATCTCGTCAATTAGGAATATCAACATTAGCTGCTGGTTATGCATTACATACAATGTTATTTAATAAAGATAAAACAATATTATGTATTGCTACTAAACAAGAAACAGCTAAAGGCATGGTTGATAAAGTACAATTTATGTACAATAATTTACCTGGTTGGTTAAGAGGTAGTAAAAAACCTATATCCGATAATAAATTATCTTTAAAATTATCCAATAATTCCCAAATCATAGCCACATCAGCAGCATCTGATGCTGGTCGTTCATATGCTGTATCTTTATTAATAATAGATGAAGGTGCATTTATTGAAGGTATTGATAAGATTTATACTAGTATAAAACCTACAATCGCAACAGGGGGAAGAATTATAGCATTGTCATCACCTAATGGTATTGGAAATTGGTTTCATAAAACATATTCTAATGCAGTAATGCAAGATAATGAATTTTATGCTACTGAATTAAAATGGGATTTACATCCTGATAGAGATCAAAAATGGTATGAAACTGAAAAAAACACCATGTCTGCTCGTGAATTTGCTCAAGAATATGATTGTGATTTCTTAGGATCAGGTAATTCAGTTGTTGAACCTGATACACTTAAATATTATGAGGATAATTTTATTCAAGATCCTATTGAACGTAGATTTATGGGAAGCGATTTTTGGATATGGCAATATCCTGATTATAGTAAACAATATTTAATATGTGCGGATGTCGCCCGTGGGGATGGTAGTGATTTTTCAGCATTCCATGTTATAGATATTGAAGGTTGTGAACAAGTAGCTGAATACAAATCCCAAATCGGTACTCGTGAATTTGGCCATATGTTAGTTTCTGTTGCTAGCGAATACAATAATGCATTATTAGTAGTAGAAAATGCTAATATTGGGTGGGATGTTGTTAATACAATTATAGAACGTGGATATTCAAATCTATATTATTCCCCTCGTTCTTATGGAGACATGTCAATGGATAAATATCTTGATAAATTAGAAAATGATCAAACAGTTCCTGGATTCACAAACTCCACTCGCACTAGACCACTTGTCATCGCAAAATTAGAGTCGTATATTCGCGAACGTGTATTTATATTTAGATCAAAACGCTTACTTGAAGAATTGAGAGTATTTATTTGGTTAAATGGTAAAGCACAATCCCAAAACGGATACAATGATGATTTAACAATAAGTGCAGGTATTGGTTTATTTTTAAGAGATACAGCATTGAAATATCATTCAACAGGAATGGACATAACGAGAGCAGCATTAACAGGAATGTCTAAAACGGGTTATGATGGTATGTATCCTACATTCCCTAGCGGACAACATAATCCCTATCAATTAAATAATGGAATGGGATTTATGGAAGATATCAGTTGGGTTTTATAATTACATATTTATCAACATATTAAAATATAAAAAATGGCCGAAAATAATCAAGGACTATTTGGAAATCTAAAACGTTTGTTTAGTACAGATGTTATCATCCGAAATGTAGGTGGTAAACAATTAAAAACATTAGATACTGATAGAATACAAGCATTTGGTAATGTTAAAACCAATGCCTTGATAGATAGATTTACTAAACTTCACAGATACGGAGCTAATATGCCGTATAACCCAACTATAAATTATCAAACACTTCGTATCCAGTTATATACTGATTATGAAGCAATGGATACTGAATCTATTATAGCTTCTGCTTTAGATATTATTTCTGATGAAGCAACTCTAAAAAATGAATCGGGAGAAGTACTACAGATTAGATCCCCTGATGAAAAAATACAAAAAATACTTTATAACTTATTTTACGATATATTAAATATAGAATTTAATTTGTGGTTATGGATTCGTAACATGAGTAAATATGGGGATTTTTATCTACATTTAGAAGTTGCTGAAAATTTTGGTATATATAATGTAACACCATTATCAATATATGATATGGTACGTGAAGAAGGTTCAGATCCACAAAATCCGTCATATGTTTGTTTCAAAATTGAACCATCTTCAATAGCTGCCGGGGGGTTAAATTCTCGAGTTAAAGATAGAGATGGGAAAATTAAATTTGAAAATTATGAAATAGCTCATTTTCGTTTATTGACTGATGCTAATTACCTCCCATACGGAAGATCATACATTGAACCCGCACGTAAAACGTATAAACAATATGTTCTAATGAAGGATGCGATGTTATTACACCGCATCACTAGAGCGCCGGAAAAACGAGTATTTTATGTTGATATTGGTAATTTACCTAATGCGGAAGTTGATGGGTATATGGAGAAGTTGAAAAACAAAATGAAAAAAACTCCATATATGGACCAGAATACTGGAGATTATAATCTAAAATACAACGTCCAAAACTTAATGGAGGATTTTTATATTCCTCAACGTGGGGGAAATTCCAATACTAAAATTGACACTATTAAAGGTTTAGAATACAATGCTATTGACGATGTTGAATTTTTAAGAGATGAAATGCTAGCTGCTTTAAAAGTACCTAAAGCATTTTTTGGATTTGAAAAAGATTTAACAGGTAAAGCTACTTTAGCTGCTGAGGATATTAGATTTGCCCGAACAGTTGAACGTATTCAACGTATTGTGTTGTCTGAATTATATAAAATAGCATTAGTCCATTTATATACTCAAGGATTTGATGGTGAAAGTTTAGGGAATTTTGAATTATCCTTAACTATTCCTTCAATTATTTATGAACAAGAAAAAATAGCATTATGGAAAGAAAAAGTAGCATTAGCTAAAGACATTCAAGATAGTAACCTAATGCCTTCTGATTGGGTATATGATAAAATATTCCAATTCTCTGAAGATCAATTTGATGAATATAGAGACTTAATTATTGAGGATAAAAAACGTGCATTCAGGATATCCCAAATAGAAAACGAAGGTAATGATCCAGCACAATCTGGAAAATCATATGGAACCCCTCATGATTTAGCTACATTATATGGGAAAGGTAGAAATGGTGTTGGTGACGTTAAGGGACCTGTACCTCCAGGATATGATGAAACGCAACCTGTTGGACGTCCTAAAGAAAAAGCATCAATTATTGGAACTCAAAATGACCCTTTAGGTAAAGATAGATTAGGAAGTAAAGAAAATGCAACACTATATACTGCTAATAAACCTGAAGAAAGTGGTACACCAAAAGGCGGTTCACCCTTATCATTAGTTGAATATAAAAGAAATGAAAATTTATTAAAATACATTGTATTTAAACCCAAAGACGATTCAGTTTCTTCATTATTGGATGAAAAAAATATTAAGGATATATAAAATACATATATTTATAAACAGTACATTTCATATCACATAATATTGAAAAATGCATATATCGCATAGTAAGTTTAAGAATACAGGGATCTTATTCGAAATTTTAGTTAGACAAATAGCATCTGATACCGTATCTGGTAAAGATTCTACATCTATAGGACTTATTAGAAAATATTTTTCTAAAACAGAGTTAAGTAAAGAATATAAATTATATCAAACAATAATTAGTTCTCCCTCCTTAAGTGAAAGTAGAGCAGAATCTTTAATTAATACTACTTTGAATTTATCCTCTAGGTTAAATAGATCTACTTTACGTAAGGAAAAGTATAATTTAATTAAAGAAATTCGCGAACAATACAACATTGATGATTTTTTTAAGTCTAAAATTAATAATTATTCACAATATGCTGCTATATATATTTTAATTGAATCACATAACTCAAATGAATTTATTGAGCCTTCGGATATTATTAAAAATAAAGTTACTTTATTAGAACATATATCGAATAAATCAATAAATAGAGAAGAGGTTGAAGATCGTGTGATGGAAGAATATATTAACATGGATAAAGGTACTCGTATATTAGCATATCGTATGTTACTTGAAAAATTTAATGAAAAGTATTCTAATCTAAATGAATCCCAAAAATTAGTACTAAAAGAATACATTAATAATATTTCAAATACAACTAAATTAAGAGAATTCGTAAATACCAGTAATGAGAAATTAATTAAAGAATTAACATCTTTAATCCCTACTATTGACGATAAAACAATCCAAATTAAATTAACTGAAGTTATTACATTATTAAAACCTATTGAGAAACATCAAAATGTTAAAGATGATAATATAGTTGTCTTATTACAATACCATCAATTAATTAATGAGATTAAAGCAATTAAATAATGAATGATAAAACATTAAAAGAATATATAAAAACACTAGTATATGAAATAATAGATGAAGATTCAACATCAGCGGATGTAGGTGCTTATTCTACTCCATATGCTTTTTCTAAAAAAGGACAAAAAACAAACTCTGCAACTCAAACATCAGAAGATGAAGGGTTTACTAAAGTAAAAGGAATGCCATCCGATTCAAAAATATTTGATTATAAACAAATTACAGGTAAAAAACCTAAAACATATAAAATATATGAAGGAAAAGAAACTGTTAAAAAAATTCAAACTTTATTAAATAAAGAAAAACAATCCCTAGAGAAAATTGTTAGAGAAGAATTATTAAATGAAATTACTTACACTAAATTTAAAAACGAAATAAAACTACGTTCTAAAAATGAACTTCTTCATAAAGCTATTAAAGAAGTAAAACGTAAACTAATGGAAATCAATCGTATAGTTGAATACACATATATGATAAAACAAGATCTATCGGAAGATGGAGAGGGATTAATATATTGGAAAACAACGGAATCTAACATTTCAAAAATAGCAGAAATGGTTGAAAATTTAAATACAAAAATTAAAAATTTACATTAATATGAAATCTGTAAAAAACCAATATATTGCTCTTAAGGAAGGCAAAATCACCGAAGCGCAATTTATGCGTAATATAAGAATGTCTTTACCTGAATACATCAGTAACGTAACATTATTTAAACAAGCTGAAAGAATCTTAATTAATAAGGGTATTATTAATGAAATAGGACCTAATATTGATAAAGCTAACTTTGGAACATATAAAGTAGGAGATGAATTCACAGTTAACAATATGGATAATCTTCCTCAATCTTATGAGGATTTACAAATAGGAGATAAACTTAAAATTGTAAAAACATGGAGTAATCTTACTGGTAAAGAATTATATGGTACAGATAAAAAACCTGATAGAGGATTATATGCTGATGATATTAAAGACTTAACAAAATCTAATTCTAACGAATCATTAAACGAAGATAAAGATAAAAAATCTAATAAACAAAAATTAATTGATGCTGGTTACTCTGAAAGCGATGCTGAAGATTTTGCTGATGAATTTAAACAAGGTGGATTTAAATTACCTAAAAAAGTAAAAGATATATTAAAAGAAGCTAAAGACACAGGATACTACAATCAAGACGGTAAAGAACAAATTGCTAAATTTGATGAACTAGATACCATGAACGCTCAAGAAATAATGGCAGGATATGTTATGGAAAAAATTGATAATCCTGAAATTGATAAGAAAGAAGCATGTAAATTAGTAATTAAAAACCTTAACAAAGATCCATATTACTATACTAATTATAAATTAACCGGTGTTAGATGTCAATTACCTCAAGAATCAACTCCAACCAAACGCAAATTTGGATTCGACCAACAAGAAGAAATATCCAAAAATGGAGACAACTTTGTTGATGTAAAAAATAAAATGCAATTAGTTAAAGAAGGACATGGAGATAATTATTCTATATATTTAAGTACTGAACCTATATATACATCTTTACCTATAAATAGATTAAAATCTGTTTTATATTCATTAAAAAATGAACTAGGAGAAGATTTAAATGATTATATAGTTATGAAAAATAATACTAACAAAACTAAACCAGCAAATGAGTTAGGATGGGATTTATCTAATATATCACCATTTGATAATTTGGAAAGTTTAAAAAATAAAATTAGCAATATTGCTAATCTTAAAGAAGTTAAAGTAGAAGATATCAAAGCATTATTATCTGATGAAACCATTAATAAATCAGACATTGGTGGAGATAAAGGAAACATCAGTATTATATATAATAATTATAAAAAACTACCATTCAATGATTTAGATAAATTAAAAAATTCATTTAATGTAGATGAAGATAGACTTAGTGATGAAGGAGAAACAGAAATATATCAATACTATATTTCAGACAAATTGAATGAAAATATTAGTGATGATAAAGATAAATCACAAAAATATAAGTTAAAAGAAATGGTTCGTAAGATAATGAAAGAGATGATTGATGATGATGATAATATGACTGACATGACGGGACAGCAAAAAATCCAACAATACATAAAGGATGGAGGTAAAGGTGATCTTGATTTATATAACACTAAAATAACCAAATTACCACAAGGATTAAAGGTTGGAGGTAATCTTTATTTACAGAGTACCTCAATCACTTCATTACCACAAGGATTAACTGTTGGAGGTTCTCTTTATTTACAGAGTACCCCAATCACCTCATTACCACAAGGATTAACTGTTGGAGGTAATCTTTATTTATCTAATACCCCAATCACCTCATTACCACAAGGATTAAATGTTGGAGGTGATCTTTATTTAAAAAATACCCCATTATCAAAAAATAACACTATAGAACAAATTAAAACAATGGCTCCTGGTGTTAAAGGTGACATACTTATGTAAATAATGATAAAATTAATAGATCTCCTTATAGAACAAGAATCGATTCTTATTTCAAGGCGTTCCCCTGAGGAACGCCGAAAAAACCATTTAATTGCAACACATAAAAAAATCCAACAATACATAAAGGATGGAGGTAAAGGTGATCTTAATTTATATAACACTAAAATAACATCATTACCACAAGGATTAACTGTTGGAGGTTATCTTGATTTATCTAATATCCCAATCACCTCATTACCACAAGATTTAAAGGTTGGAGGTAATCTTTATTTACAGAGTACCTCAATCACTTCATTACCACAAGGATTAACTGTTGGAGGTTCTCTTTATTTATATAACACTAAAATAACCACATTACCACAAGGATTAACTGTTAGAGGTGATCTTAGTTTAGAAAATACCCTAATAACCTCATTACCACAAGGATTAACTGTTGGAGGTTATATTAATTTAAAAAATACCCCATTATCAAAAAATAACACTATAGAACAAATTAAAACAATGGCTCCTGGTGTTAAAGGTGACATACGTATAAATTTAGATGAATTAAGAACCAGCGATAGAGGTCTAAGATTAGAAGATAAAGATAAATCACAAAAACATAAGTTAAAAGAAATGGTTCGTAAGATAATGAAAGAGATGATTGATGATGATGATGATAATATGACTGACATGAAGGGGCAGCAAAAAATCCAACAATACATAAAGGATGGAGGTAAAGGTGATCTTAATTTATATAACACTAAAATAACATCATTACCACAAGGATTAACTGTTGGAGGTTATCTTGATTTATATAACACTAAAATAACCTCATTACCACAAGGATTAACTGTTGGAGATTATCTTGATTTATATAATACTAAAATAACATCATTACCACAAGATTTAAAGGTTGGAGGTGATCTTAGTTTACAATATACCTCAATCACCTCATTACCACAAGGATTAACTGTTGGAGGTGAGCTTTATTTACAAAATACCTCAATCACCTCATTACCACAAGGATTAACTGTTGGAGGTGAGCTTTATTTACAAAATACCCCATTATCAAAAAATAACACTATAGAACAAATTAAAACAATGGCACTTGGTGTTAAAGGTGACATACGTATATAGATAATGATAAAATTAATAGATCTCCTTATAGAACAAGAATCGATTCTTATTTCAAGGCGTTCCCCGGAGGAACGTCAAAAAAACTATTTAATTGCAGTTAAAAATAACTAATATAAATTAAACAATGAGTAAAATATTATTGATAGATCATACCCCCTTTCACATAGCTAAATTATCATTAATCGAAGTTAAATCGGTGAGTGATGGTAGGATGCGTATTAAAGGTAAATTACAAGAAGCAGAAGCAAAAAACGGTAATGGTCGTGTTTATCCTAGAGAAATATTAGAAAAACAAATTGAGAAATATATTCAAGGCCCCGTAAAATCTAACACTGCTATGGGAGAATTAGATCATCCCGAATCATCAATTGTTAATTTAAGTAATGTTTCTCACAATATTACCAGAGTATGGTGGGATGGTAATAATGTGATGGGTGAATTAATGTTATTAAATACCCCCGCAGGTAAAATTGCTCAAGAATTAATTGCTGCAAATATCCCCGTAGGTATTTCATCTCGTGGTATGGGATCAGTTAAACAAATTGGTGAAACTGTTGAAGTACAAGATGATTTTGAACTAGTAGCATTTGATCTAGTTAGTGTTCCTTCAACCCCCAACGCATATATGTCATTAGCAGAATCAAAACAATATCAATCATTGAAAGACTACAGTAAGATCAATTCCCTTATCACTGATATAATCTGTAACTCCACGGGTGTGTGCCCTTGCCCTCTATGTTAATAATTTAAAAAATAAACCCCTCTATATATAGTCTGTATAGACTGAACACCTTCCTTACAGAGAGGTGTTTTCTTTTTCGTTTTTCATCATTTTTATATATTTATGCTTGAACCACAATGTATTATCTCATATAATACGGTATTATTAATTATTCTATTAAGATTCATAATAATCTTATTTCCCGAAACAAATTTAAGGACAAAAAAAAATGACAAACAAGGATTTATTCAAGGAAGCTATTGCTGATGCTAAACAAGTACGTGAAGCAGCTTTAGCCAACGCAAAAGTGGCCCTAGAAGAGGCACTTACACCAAGACTTCAATCTATGTTATCTACTAAACTCCAAGAAATGGAATATGAAGATGAAGACATGGATGAAAATGCATTATCTAACATTCAAGAAGAAGATATGGAAGAAGATTTTGATTTATCTGCTATTTTAGCGGAATTAGAAGCTGAAGAAGTAGAAGAATTAGAAGATGAATCTTTATTTGAAGTTAAAGAAGATGATGAAGCTGATGAAGCTGGAGAAGCCGGAGAAGATGGAGAAGATGATGATTCAATGAAAGTGGATGATTTAAGTATTGAGCAATTAAAAGACATTATTAAGGATATTGTCTCTCAAGAATTAGAAAATGAAGAAGAAGTAGAATCTTCAGAAGAAAATGGTGAAGAAGATGAAATGGATATGGGTGGAGAAGATGAAATTATAAGTGATGATGATGAAGAAATTAATTTGGAAGAATTATTAGCTGAATTAGATGCTTTAGATAAAACTAAAGAAGTTGAAGAAAGCCATGATAAAGAAGAATTAAAAGAAGCTATTAAAACTATCAAAACATTACGTAATGAATTGCAGGAAGTTAATTTATTAAATGCTAAATTACTTTATGTTAATAAAATCTTCAAATCTAAAAACCTAACCGAATCACAAAAAGTAAAAGTTATTGCTTCGTTTGACAAAGCAACAACTGCAAAAGAAGCTAAAATTGTATTTGAATCTTTAGAAGGTACTTTAACTGCTACATTTAGCAATAAGTCACAAATTAAAGAATCATTAGGATTTGCTTCAAAAGCTGCTGGAGTAGCACCTGTAAAGAAACAAATATTTGAAGTAAATGATAGTGTTTCTAGAATGCAACAATTAGCAGGAATTAATAAATAATTTAAAAACAAAAAAAAACAAATTACTATGAACGTAGAACAATTATTAGAATCATCTAACCAATTTAAGCAGGTATCCGACGATGCAAGACGTCTATCTGACAAATGGGTTAAATCAGGATTATTAGAAGG